CTACAGCCGTTCTTGACCAAAATGGACGACGTCGCTCTTTGCAAATCAGATACTTAGACGTCCAAAAAATCGTGGAATTCCCGTTTTCAAGCGCGAATCCGCGAAGACGGGTTAGAAGTCCGCGCTGGCCGCGATTACGCCGGTGTTGCCGCCGCCCTGCAGCAAGATGCTGTGCGCGGCCGCCGACAAGTTCACGGTCGAGTTGAGCGTGATGATGGTCGGCGAGTGCGCCGCGCCGTTGGTCAGGCCGGTTGCGGCAGCCGGCGCCGCGCCGTCGATGACCGCCTTGAAGGTGCCGGCCGTCACCGTGACGGCCGGTGCGATGCGCATCGGCGTCGGCAGCCAGATCGAGTAGCTCTGGGTGTTGGTGCCGGTCGGCGCGCCGGACGCGAACACCGCGCCGCTCACTTCATTGAACTGCATGTAGTAGCGCTGGCACAGTGCCAGCTCGATCTCGAGATCGCGATGCTCGAACGGCGTCGCTTGACTGCCGATCTCGAGTTGCACGCCCATGATCTGCACGAAGTCCGACGCGCCCGCGGTGCCGACCGGCGTGGCGCCGAACAGCAGCCCGAGTTGCGTCGACCCCACCGGCACCGTGGCGGTGAAGGCATAACGCTGCCAGCCGGTGGTGATCTGCTGGGCAATGTTCGTTCCCGCCGTCAACACCGCCGAGCCGGGCGACGAGTTCGGCGAGATGTTCTGCTGCGGCAGGAGCGTGAGCGAGGTCGAGCCCGGCCACGATCCCGCCACCAGGCTCGCGGCCGACTGGTTCGATCCCGTGCCGCCCAACAGTGCCACGTTGAGCGCGCCGTTCACCGGCGACCAGTTGGCGCCCGCCAGCGCCCAGAACGACACCGTGACGGTCTGCCCCTGAGCCCGGTAGCTGTCCGCCGTCTCCACCACTTGGCCGAGGTTGATCACCACGGTGTTGGCGTTGGCGGCGGCGCGGCCGAACTGCAGGGCCTGGGCAAATCCGGCCACTGCCGTGACGGACTGCTGAGACACCGAGATCGAGGACGACGCCCCGCCCACGGCAAACCAGCGGTCGGCCGTGTAGGTGAGCGTGTTCGCGATCCCCGTGAACGAGGGGCCGCGCTGCCACGGGTTCACCGTGAAGTCGCCGCCGTCGATGATGTTGCGCGGGGTCGCGAGCAGCGATCCCCCGACGCCGGCCGGCATGGCGAGCGTCGCGGTGCCCGGCGTGTTTCCGGATGCCGCCGTCATCGACTGCACCTGCAGGATGTAGCCCTGCGGGTTCGTCTGATTGGCGACGATCACGAAGTCGCCGATGCCCATCCCCTTCGCTGTCGCGTCGGTGATGTAGCCGGAGCCGGTGACGACGGCGAGTGAATCCGTGGAGGTGTATTCCCACAGCTTCCACGAGCCCTCGAGCGGCCCGCCGGCCAGATAGGAGAGAGTACCAGTCGTATATGCCATCAGTCCCTCCCGTCAGGTGTACTTCGAGCCGTCATGGTTGACCACGACGACGCCGGAGTTCTGGAGCAATGCCGAGCCCATGAAGATCGACGAGCGCGCCCAGTAATAGGCGTTCTCCTCGTTGTAGCCGGCGCGGACATCCATCTCGCCGGTGTTCACCGCGTGGCCGACGGCCGAGCGGTGGAACGCGAAGCACTGCTCGTTGCTGGTGCCGACGTTCGGAAGATGCGGATGGAAGATCCAGTTGAAGCCTGCCCAGCGGCGGAAGCGGCGAGACGGCCCGATCAGGGGCTTGATCTCGACGTATTCGGCCTTCTGGAATTCAGGGATCTGCATCAGGTACGCCCGCATGGCGGGCGAACCGACGAAGAACATGTTGTCTTCCTCGGTGGTATCGACGTCCTGCAGATCGAGATGCGCCAGTGCGCGCGTCGCCAGCGCGAGCGTCATGGCCTGCGCCGCGCCGAGATTGCCCGACGCGCCGGAAAGCATGCCCAGGATGTCCTGGTCGATCTTCCGGTTCAGCACCTTGACGGTCGACCCCTGCATGATGCGGCGGCCGTCGCCCTGGCTGGCGAAGATGTTGAATTCGGTGCGCTGGGGTTTGTCGTGCCACTCGACCAGAGTGGCGGGTACTTGGGTGAGGCTGTCGACGCGCGGCGGAATATTGCCGTTGAGCCCGCGCGTGACGGCGGTCGCACCGCCGGAGCCGGCCACCAGGAACATCGCCTGGTTGCCTTTGATCACCGCTTCAGTCGTGCAGACGTTGCGCAGCCATGACTGGCCCTGCTCGAACTGGGCGATGAACTCCTGGCGGTACTGGATTTGGAATGCCGAGTCGGCCATTGATCCAGTCCTTCATGATCATCGTTGTCGTGCCTCCGTTCCGGTTGTCTGCGGGTGCATGATCGGGGTTGGCCGGAGGGCAGGAGCAGGATCAGGCGGCCAGGGTCATGGCGCATTCCGCGCGCTATCCCTGATGCCTGATCTCTGACCACTGTCACCGGCGCCGTCACATGCCCCGCAGGGCTTTCCATCGGCGGGTGAAGGTGCGAGCCGTTCGGGGCCGCTGCATCCGGGCGGTATCGGCCAGGTCGACCTTGCCGTTGTCCGGTGCGTGCGGGTTGTCCGATCGTCTCGCGCGATTGGTTATGTCGTGTCGCCACGACCAGATCGGTTTGTCGGCGCCTGCCCCGGAGAAAGGTTTCCGGGAGGCGGCTTCAACAATCCGGAGAAATGCTATGGTGCGCCCGATTCAATTTCGGGGCGCCTCATGGATACGCCAAGACTGACGCTGAGAGTGGACTTGGGCAGCGGCCGCGCCCTGGGTCCCGGCAAGATCCGCCTGCTCGAAGCCATCGCCAGCACCGGGTCGATCTCCCAGGCCGGGCGGGACCTCGGAATGTCGTACCGCCGCGCCTGGCTCCTGGTCGACGACATGAACAATTGCTTTCGCGACCCGGTGATCGCGGCGCAGCCGGGCGGCGCCCATGGCGGCGGCGCGACCCTGACGGCGTTCGGGCAACAGCTGGTCGAGCGCTACCGCGCCATCGAGTCCGATGCGCAGGTCGCGACCCGCAAGCACCTGCACGATCTCGAAGCCGCATTGAAGAGCGCCAAGGCGCAGCGCGCCACGACCTCGCTCAAGCGCCCGGTGCGGGCCGCGCGCCGCTGAGCGTATCGGCGTTGCGGCGCTATCCCGCGCGCCCGCGCCGTCCCTGTTCGCGCGAGGCGAGAAGGCCGCGATATTCCTGTTGCATGCGGGCGCCGGCTTCGCCGCTCCAGTAGCTCTTCCACGGGTCGGAGCCATGGGTCGCGCGCATGTATTTGCCTTCGATCTCGGCGATGCGGCTTTCCACGTTGGAGAGGCCGCCGCCCGACGCGTTCGGCAGCATCGTGCTGCTCGGATTGATGGTCTTCGCCACTTCCAGGATCGCCCTGTTGAACGTCGGGTGATTGGCGAGCACCCGGCCGTCCGGCAGGCGGGCGGTGAGCAGCGCGTCCTTGAAATCCGCCGGGAAGCTGCGGTCGAAGAACTGCGCGATGGCGTTGCGGTTCACCGCATAATCGTGGCCCCATTCGCGCATCAGGTCGGCTGCCGCCTCGTGCTTGAAGGTCCCGTCCGCGTGGTCGCGTTGCGCCGCCATGCGGTCCTGCAGGTCGAAATACCAGCCGACCGCCTGATTGTATTGGGCGGTTGTCCAATGGCCTTTCGTGGCCTGCTCGGCGAACGACGCGAGCAGCGCCTTCTCGGCCTCGCCCGTCACCGTGCCGTCGCCGAGCTCGAGGCCGTCCACATAGGCGGCGGCGCTTTCCGGCAGGCCGTGCTCGTCGCGCCAGGCCGCGACCTGCTCGGGTGTCGCGGTGTCGGGCGGCGGCTTGGTCGACTTGAGCTCGATCTTGTCGACATATTCGGTGCCCCATTGCAGGCCGGAATGATCGAGCGTGATCGGCCGCAGCACCTCGCCGGTGCGCTCGTCATAGTCGGGGTCGACCCAATTGATGGCGCCGGCATAGAGGTTGGTGCCGCCCTGGATGGCGTCGCCGACCGCGATCATGGGCGGGTCGACGATCTTCTGGCCGATCTCGATGAGCGTCAGCGTCATCTGCTGGAGCATGCGCGCGTCGGGCAATGCCACGATGGCGGTCGGCGAATAGGCGTATTGGGAGAAGCCCCCGATGGTGATCCAGCGCGGGATGACGTAGCCGAGCTCGGGCCGCGGGGTCTCCTCCAGGATGGTCTGATGGTCCTCGTCGATCACGATCTGGATGAATTCGTTGGCGCCACGCTCGCGTGGCGCACTTTCCTGAGCGCTCGTCGAAGCATCATCCTTGCCGCAGCAGTCGTATTCGTCGGCCGGCAGCACGATGACGCGGCAGTTGATCTCCGTGAACGGGTCCTTCTCGGC